CTCCGAAGTCAGGCCAAAAAAAGTTTAGCCCAATAGGCACAACTACCTCCTCTCCAGAATCTAATGTAACATTAAGATCTACGTCTGGGGAAGATGCTACTAAATGTTTTCTAAATGCTCTAGCATCTCGTGCTAAAAAATAATTATCAACAAATTCTCTAATATCTTTAGCTTCAGTTTCTCCGTTAACAGAAGTTAGTGAATATTTTAATCTGGTAGAAGCTTCATAAGAAGCATTTCTATTTATTTTTTTAAGTCCTTTTAATTCTCTTTCAATTTTAACTTCATCATGACCCGTTAATAACTTATATGTAATTTTAGTACCACTATGTGGGAGTGTAAAAGCAAATTCATTTTTATCTTCTATCATTGTAGAACTATCAAATGATTTATTTTCTAATTCTGAAAGATCAATTGTTTCTTTTTTACCATTAACCATAGTTACATAATCAGAACCATATCCTAAAATACGAGTAGCTATTAAAATAGCATTTTTATCTCCTATAATTAAATCTTTTAAATTTATTTTTGAAATAATTACTGATTCTAATAATTTATCAAGTACATTTCCTTTTTCTATAAATGCCTGGTTAGATAAAATATCTTCTTCTTTAGCAGTCATATATTTAATTTCTACCTTACCACTTGATAAAGGATGATCTTTAGGATATATTAAACCTTTTGAGGGTAATTCTACTTCTTCACTTGGGAATTTAAATTCAGCCATAATCTTTATTTAATTAAAACGTTTTTATCGTTAATACATATTAATAAAAAAAAGCTTGACCGAAGCCAAGCAATTTTTCAAATTAGGGGTGGGTAAAATTTTTAGAAATTTAATACACAGTAATCTGGTTGTACTGTCATTTGAATTTCTTGAGCAGCATTTTCAGTATCCCAATTAAAATCTCCAAAGTTAGCTTCTGTAATCATTGCTCCTTTGATGATCCATTCTGATACAATATCACCTACAGGTCCTAGTACGTTGATTGTAAGATCTTTCTTATAGAAATCACTATAACCATCTCTACCAGTTACTGATTCGTGGTGCAATCTAACCCATTCCATTACTGATTGTGCACCAGATGGAGTGATTGGGTCAAATAATGTAAACTGAATAGTACCCCAAGTTGTTTTACCTTTTACAAATCTTTGAACATTAATGTGATTCAAAGGTACTGTTCCTTGTGATACAGTTACAGCTCCTACACCTTTCATAATATAAGCTGGGAATCCATCTACAAAACAGATAAATCTATTCTTTTGTTTTGGTTCAAATGCTGTGAAAAATATTTCGTTTGGGTTTAATACTGCCATTTTATTTTCTTATTTTATTATAAATATTTATCTTTTTAGTTTTTATGCTGGGAATGTTGCTCCAGTTGGTAATACATTGAAATCTAGTATAATAAATTCAGCTGTTTTAGTTGGTTGTAGGAATATTTGTCCAATCAACTCATTTCTATCTATAACATCTGGTGTGTTGTTACTTTCATCCATTACTACTTTAAAAGCATATAATCCTTGTCTTTGTTGTACTGATTCTAAGTACGGGTTTACTTGTGTTAAGAAATTTTGTCTTGTTGCAATTGTATTTTGTTCAAATACTAAATTATCAGCAATTTGAGAAATATAATCTTTAAGTACAATTAATAATCTACGTACATTTACTCTATCTAAAGCAGATGCTGCTTTTTGCAATGTTTTTTGACCAAATACTACTACTCCTTGTTGAGGGAATGTAGCAATTGGATTAATATTTGCTTCGTATAATACATCTCTATTAGCTGATGTTAATTTTCTTTCAGCTCTAACAACTTGTCCCATTCCTCCTCTAGTAATACCTGCTGGTGCGAACCATGGATCACTTGAAGCATCTGTAAACGCATATACACCTGGTATAAATGTTGATGCTGGTATGTAAACTAATTCTCCACTATTTGGATCAATTGTTTGTAACCAAGGCCAGTATGTAGCACCATAACTTGAATCAATTGAAGCTGCTTGTGTTGTTACTGTTCCAATAGCTGTATTATAAGGAACTAAATCCATTACAAAAATACTATCACCTCTTGCAATTGTATTATTTAATAAACTAATACATTGTGTACCATAATCTTTATAGTATATACCAGGAGCTGATATTACATTATATTGATATTCATCCTGATTTGCTAATAAAGCAATTGCATTTGTATAATCTGAACCTGTTACACCTTGTGAATTACTATCATTTATATCTTGATAATAATTATTAGCTTCACCAGATTTAATGTTACTACCTATTGCAGCACCAAAACTTCCAAATTCACTACCTGATCCTATTGCTGGTAAACTACTAGTAAATTCGTTTTTCGCAGTACCATCATTATTAAAATAATTAGGTGTTTTAAAATTAACTGCTTTAACTCTTACATAAGCAGAAATATTAGGATTAGAACCAGATTCTTGTAAAAATGTTCCTGAGCCATCAGCTGCTACTATAACAGTTGAAGACATATCACCTATTGCTTTTGAAATATAATTTGATGCAAAAGGATCTAATGATATGTTATTATAAGATTCTAGTACAACTTTATTAGCTTGATTATCATTACCACGTCTAATTAGTAAAGAAAACACACCTGATGATGTATTTACACTAGCAATTTCCCATCTTACATTATCAGAAGTACCATTAGTTAAAGCACCACCACCAACGGATGTAGATGCATTGTTCATTATTTCTCCTTCAGAAATTGTTTCTAATATAAACGGTGATGTAGCTGCTGTAGGACCTGGGGTTGCTGATGAAGTATTAATGTATGAACTTGTAGCTGGTGAAAATAAATCACCACCACCTGGTACTACTCTAGTTACTAATAAAGATTCACCTCCATTTTGGAAGTATTGATTAGCGGCGATAGAAGTTAAGTTTGTATATTGACCTGATCCACTTTGAAGTGATCCTCCAAAAATTGCTTGGAATGAACTAAACGAACTAATTAAAGTTGGTCTTTCTACAGGACCTTTAACAGTTGGTCCAATTACAGCTGCACCTCTTACTAAAGGTTGTGCTGTAATAAATGATTGGTCATTTTCTCTTGCTAATACGCCAGGAGATATTAATGTTTCTGCCATCTTATTATGTTATTTT